GTAGGATGGGACTAGGTATCACAGGACTAGCCAATGCAGGTGAGATGTGTGGTATGCCTTATGGATCAGAAGAGTTTATGAAGTTTACTACTAAGGTTCTTAAGTCACTTCGAGACCATACTTACTCAGCTAGTTCTATGTTGGCTCAGGAGAAGGGTTCTTTCCCACTCTATGATAAGAATAAATACATAGAGGGTAAGTTCTTTAAGACACTATCTCCTTGGGTACAGGATCAGATTAAAGAGTTTGGTATACGTAACTCTCATCTGACTTCCATAGCACCCACAGGTACAATCAGTCTTACAGCAGACAACGTAAGCTCTGGTATTGAACCACCGTTTAGTTTGTTTTATGACAGAACCATACAGGAGTTTGATGGTCATCAGATACAGAGAGTAGAGGACTATGCTTACAGACAAGGTGTTAATGGTAGGACTGCCAATGAGATTAGTGCCGAAGAACATCTCTCAGTCCTTGCCTTGACCTCTAAGTACATAGATAGTGCAGTCAGTAAGACCTGTAACGTAGGTGACAATGTAACTTACGATGCGTTTAAACAGCTTTATTATAATGCTTGGAAGCAGGGATGCAAAGGCATCACTACATTCAGAGCTAGTGGTAAACGTTATGGTATATTGAATGAGGTTAAAGATGAGCCTAAAGCAGAAGCTTGTTTCATAGACCCACAGACAGGACAGAAAGAGTGTGAGTAAAGATGAGGGAGTTGGCATAGCTGGTGCGATGGATTACGTACCAGCAGACCAACGTGACTTTAATTTTTATTGTCACAAATGTGGCAAAGGACATGAGAACCCTTATGGGGCCAGTGCGTGTCCTTTGATATTTTGGTGTAGTAAGGAGTGTTTTGATGCAAGGTGATACTAAAGATTACATATGGAGACTTAAGTGGGTATCATCAGTTGTTCTTATGTTTGCGATGATACTTACTGCACAAAATATATATCCCTACAATCTGTTTTTTCATTTTGCAGGGATATTAGGTTGGTTAATAGTTTCTATAAATTGGAACGATAGGGCATTGATAGTCGTTAACAGCGTAGCCATAGCTATACTAACTAACGGTATCTTTGCTTACTATGTTAAAATATACTAAAGATTAGACGACCACATCTAGAACATTTATTAGGATTACTTTCTTCCATTTTATGCCAGAAAACCCAGCAGACCCAAATGTCTTTTTCCAAAACGGCTGCTTGCCGACCCAGTTGGGCAGCGGCGGTTTGTAAGATTTCTTTTTGTTCCAGAGGTTTCAAGGATAGGAAGGCATCAGCCATGCACAGCTTCCAATTCAGGACTGTTTAATGCTGCGCTCATCCAGGCCGGTACGTCGGCTGACTTAAGAGTTTCAAATTCTTCCGGGCTCAATCCGGATTTGATCCGGAAGATGTTTTCCTGTGTCGTGCCCTCTTTGCCTAGATACCAGAGGGCGGACAGGGCGAGACCGGTTTTTTTACCCGCGAATTGAAGCCGTCGATGGCTGGTCGTATGCATCATTTTGACCGTGATGTTGCCGACATGAAGAGATCGGCTTGGACCACTTGTATAAAAAACAGGTGAAGTTGGCATTTGAGTGCTGAGCTTAAAGCGACGTGCCGCTTCAGCACCATGCACTTGAATGGTTTCGCCATGGCTCTTGGCAATCACTCGAATGACTTCAAAAACCTCTGGCATGACGGTTCCAATAAACCGGCTTTGTTTGGGGCGCATAAAGACACCGCGAGAAAGGCGTTGAATTTCGCCATCTTCAACCAGGCGCGACAACGTTTTGTCCACGGCTGAACGTGCTCCGAGCTTTTGAAAGCGAGAGCCAGTAAAGGGCTTTCCCTTGGGAAGCCTATGTATTTTGAGCTTGATTGCTTCTGCGGTTGTCATGGTTCTAGTTCCTTTATGTCAGAAAACCCAGCAACGTATATCTTTAAGTATTTGAAACATCAGTGTCCCCTGTAGTGTTTAGTGTGTTCCCAGAATTGTCTAAAGTAATATCTTTCTCTGGCTACTAGCCGTTTAAACAGTCTTAAGATCATCCGTAACCATACATTTTTTTCTTAGATGATTTCTTTTTAGCATATGACTTGCTCTTTTTCTTGCTATAGCCTTTACCGCTTTTCATCTTTGCTACTTTACTTCCCATTGTAATCTCCCTTTACCATTTTTTACAAGACCAATATCTTGCACTTAGTTTACTAGGAGGACTAGTATCACACCTGTGTCTAGCCCTAAAGCTTTTTCTTCTCGCTGGCTGGTCTTTCTTTATAGTCATGTTAGGATCGCCAAACCTAACTAACTTCACTTGCTCACCTTGTTTAGCTAACACTGCGAACTTCTTATTCTTCTTAGGTGTTCTCTTGGGCTTATTGTAACCTGAGAACCTCTCTCCTCTGTATTCTATTGACATCTATTGCCTCTCTTCTTCTCTGATAAAAGGTTTTCCTGATCTAAGTGGAACAAATAAACCTACTTCCTTTATAAGTCTTGAGTAATCTTTATTAGTAGGTTTCATATTGGCTAATGCTTGTACTGCATAAAATTGTTCTTTAGTCATCCCTATAGGAGTTTTTAAAGATGTATCCACCCCTTTATATTTTGATAATTCTTTTTGTGATAACTTTCGTGATGCTAAACGAGAGTCTTCTAAAGTTTTTTTAGATTTAGATATTTTAGAAGATACTCTTCCTTTGTCTAAAATATCAACAGTTATTGGAGTAGAAATATTAAGCATCCTGTCTGCACTAGGTGCTTTAAGTTTAAACAGATCATGTTCATCATTCATAAAACTAACTAATGTTCCGTCTTTTTTAATAGCAGTCATGTAATTAACACCGCCAAGCTCTCTAGCGTCTGATTTAACACTTCCTGTAACTATTGCTGGTTTACCTTTAAGAACTTCTTCTGGGTTTAAAACTTTGACAGGAAATTTTTTATTATCTTGTAAAGCTTTTAGAAAGTTTTCATTAGTTTTAAATTGTTTTCCATTAAAAATATTTTTTAAACCTTTTAAAGATTGATCACCAAATATTTTATTGTTGTATACATACCTATCTAAATTTCCTGCTGCTGAAGTATTTGTCCTTCTAACAGTCATCCTATAATTTTTATCAGGGTCTACGTTTTGAATTTTTTTTATAAAACCAAATACATCATTAAATTCTTCAGGTTTTAAACCTGTAGCCCCATCCATCATCTTAGTGTATTCTTTAACACCTAATTTATCAAAACCTACCTCAGTAGTCCCTTTAGAAATATCATGGAATTTAGAAGGTTGGCCGTACTGCTCGTTAAACATAGTAGATTGTCTAAACATACCTATAGGTTTTTTACCTGCTTGTGTATCTACATTAGACTGTTTAAACTCTTTCATTGCCTTTTTTGCTGCTTTTGTATCTGCAACTGAAACGCCTTGCTCTTTGAACAATCCTCTAGCTGTAGGACTATACCTTGCTTGTGCTAAATTTCCTACTCCTTCCAACGCCCCTACTGGAGCAGACAAAGCTCTAGCTATTGGGTTTTTACTGTAAAACATTTTAATATCATTAGGTGAGTTACTTAAAGCTCTGTGTAAAGTTTTACGAACACCAGCAGAAGGAACAAAAGGAAGTAAACCAGCTAAACCTAAAAGAGCGTTTCTTGCTGTAGGCTCTTTAGCAAAACCTATTGCATCTGCTCCCAGACCTAATATATCCCCTACTACTGGAACAGGAGAAGTTACTAAAGCTAGTTTATCGTACCAAGGCATTGCATCAACTGCTTCACCAAAAAGACCAGCTACTCTTGCTCTAGACGCTTCGGCTTCCTTAGCCCCAGCCATCATCTTTAAAATGTTGTCAGAAGAAGATGCCATTAATCAAGTATTCCTGATTTTTTATATCCTTTTAAAAGTTGTATCATGTTTTCATCATCCATACCTTCAGCCATTGCCTCGTCTATAACATCATTAGCTAAAGTTGTTCCTAGTATTAAAGCGTTATTTGGTTTAGCTTTGTTTATTTTTATTAACTTATTAAGTGTTTTAGGATTAGTTGCTGCTTTAGCTAAAAAATAAGGAGTTCCTAAGATTGCAAGTGCGCTAACCCCTGCTGTACTTGCGTCTACAACACCTGTAACAACTCCTGTAGCTAAACCAGCACCCGCTGCGTATTCTTTAGAACGTAAGAATAAAACCGATAATCCTGAGGCTGGTTGTTTAGAAGCGTTATTCATTAAATTAACAGTTCTTTTATAAGTTTCAAAATTACCACCTAAAATTGCTTTTAATCTTTTAGTTTCTGTAGGGTCTTGTAGTTGTTTTTCGGCTGTTTTAAAACCTGACAAAAATTTTCCGCTTTTAAAACCTTCTTCGGTTAAGTCAGGAAAAGTTTTTGTAAGATAACCTTGTGCAATAGCGTCTTTAGCTTCCCTAGCTGTTTTAAATTGCATACTTTTAGCAACATCAGGGGCAATTAGTTTATAAGCTTGATCTATAGATTTTAAAGATGCTTCTACATTTTGTACTTTTCCTTTATTAGCAAACATAGCCCCTAAAGAAGTATATACTCCTTTTTTTGCTTGTTTGACAAATCCTTCGTTTACTGTAGGAAATAAAGAATTTACAGCACCGCTATATTCTGATTGCAAAACTCTGTATTGCTTTCCAGCATCCACAGCTTTTTGTGACATTTTACCCATATTATCCATTTGTTGAGCAATAACACCTTGAACTTCTTTTCGTAAGTTACTTAACTCAAGTTCGGTAACAGCTTTAGTACTATCTTTAGAAGCTTCGTTTATTAACCCTCCTAGTCTTTTTTCAAACTGTATTAAATAAATACCAGAAGCCACATCTGTATCTTTTAATCTTGACGTTAAATCCCCAATAATGTTGTTTGTTTCTTTAGTAAGAGTGGAATCACCTAAAACATCAGAGTTTTTCTTAACAAAATTTTCTAAAGAATTAGACAAAACAGAAGTTTTAAATTTTCCTCCTGCGACAAGTTTACCTATTTCATCTAATGAAGTACCATAGGAAGTATCTAATGCTTTTTTTCCTGCTTGCCAAGATTGGTTAATACCTTGTCCTATTAAATCATTAGAAAGTTTGTTTTCGTTGCTTACAACTAAAGACATTCTTTCTCTAACAAGGTCCCTAATTTGTTTACTTTTTCCGTCAAAAACACTTTTAGAAACTATACCTGTTCTTGCTATTAATTCTTTAGCTATGTCCCATTTTCCTCCAACACCTGCTTGAAAAGGGGTCAAAGATAAACCTTTTTTAGCTAAAATTTCTTGACTTTCAATACCTTCTTTAGACATTCCTGCGTTTTTAGCTTCTTCGGCTCTCTTTGCTAATTCTCGTGCCACACTTTCAACAGGCTCTCCTTTTGCAATAAGTTTTTTAGCATACTCAAACAAAGGTTTTCCTATGTATTTTCCAAAACCAGCAGTAGTAAGATCAATTCCCACGGAAATACCAGCTTCAGTAATTGCTTTAGAAATATTAATATCTCGATCTGACATTACATCAGACGCAACAGAACCTCCTCCTGTTCCAATAGCACCACCTGCCATAGCCCCCACAAAAGGCCTACCAACCGCTAATCCCAAAGTACCTCCAACAATAGTACCTGCTAATCCTCCCGGAGTAGACGCATTTTCTTTTAGATAGTCTAGCATACCGCTAGTTCTTTCAGGCATCTGGACAGCAAGTTCATCGGCTCTCCAAGGTTCTTGCCCTCCTTGAGTAAGAGGAGTAGGGACTATTTTGTCATCTTTCCAACTCATTATTTTTTTCCTCGTACTTTACCGCTTGGGTCTACATAAAAACTACCAGAAGGTAAGGAGTTCCACCATTCGTTAAAATCTCTACCAGAAGGCAAACGTAAAGGAGAAGTTTCACTATTAGGAGTTCCTACTCCTTTTTTACTCAATGAAACATTAAAATCACTTAAATTTTTCTTAGCGTTTTCTTCTTCCGACCACCAATCTCCTATAGCAATGGTGTTGTCTATTTTATCTAAAGCAGACTCTAGTAATCGTATGTTTACTTTTTTAGATTTAACCATACCAGCCATTTTATTAACTAAAAATTTTAAATCTGCGTCTGTAGGTCTTGCTCCTAACAAATCTTTTAAAACAGCTAAAACTAAATTTCCTGTTCTAGAGTTAAATTCTCCAACATCTGCTGATTGAACTCCAAAAAAATCTTTAGCTGATTCCGTAACACTAGCAAAACCTCCTGTGCTAACTCTTTTTGCTAATGCTAAAGCTGTACTTACATTTTCCCTTGAGTTTCTAGCTTTTACACCAGCAGCTACATATTTATTACGAGTTTCAAACTGAGTTTCATTTTTCTTTTTTAATAAAGCCTCTTCAACTGCAAGTTTTTTCTTAAGTTCTGCTTCTTCTTTATTTAATTTTGATTTAAATCCAAGTTCTTCTAATTTTCTTTGTACTTTTATATCTCCTGTTTGTCCTACATTATCGTCAATAATTTGTATTTCAGCACCAGTTCCTACAGGAACTTTTGGGGCGTTTGCGTTAAGAGGGGTATAAATAGTCTTGTTTACATTACCTACAGATTGCATCCGTGCAAAATACTTATTACCGTTTTTATCTTGGATTAATTTAGTTTTACTAAGAGAAGGTTTTTCTGATGATTTTGATTGTCCTTTTGTATTTTTAACATACTCCATATCTACCATAGATTTAGCATCTTGAAGAAATTGACGAGCTTCGGTTGTATACCCTTTGGAAATCAATAAAGCATAACCTTGTTTCATTTCTCTTTCGTCTATTATACCATCATTTGTTTTATAACCATCTAGAATTTGTAATATCTCTTGTCTATCTGTATCTCTTTTGACTGCCCTAGCCAACCTAGGATCTTGTGGTCCTTTACCCATTGCTGTGGCTAACCCACCTGTCATAGTGTTAAAAGCATTTCTCATACGTTGAGAAGCCGCTGCCATATTACCTGCTATTGGTTGACCACCTGCTGATCCCATCTTCTGTGCTTGAACTATTCTAGCTTCGTTTTCTCTAGCCATTAGTTGCCTAATGTCCTGTGGTGTAGGTCCACCAAATAACCCTTTGACTGCCATAGCTATGCCTTCCTTGTCTTTGTTTTCTTCTTTGATTTCTTTTTCTTGAAACCAGCTTGCATGTTTTTATAGTCCTCATCACTAATCTTACTTTTCTTTTTAGTACGAGAAATGTTTTTACGTCTTCTTCTGTTTATGTTTTCATATAATGACATTAGTTAAAACCTCCTTCCCAATCAGACGTAGAACCGAAATCAGAATCTACTCCAGTTTCTGATGTACCAATATCGTCAAAACCATAAGCATCTTCTAACTGACTTAATTGTGAGTCACTATAATACCCCTGTGCTAAGTCAGAAGCTTCTTGTTCTGCTTGAGCTACAGCATCGTCATACCCACCACCTTGAGCGTAAACAGACCCAGCTAGTTCGTTCCAAGCATCACCACTTAAGTTACTTAAAGAATTAATAGCTTCGTTAGTGTTTAAATCTCCGTATCCTGAAGGTCCATATCCGTAAGGTGTTCCATCATAAGCTAACTGACCGTAACCAAACTCATCATCTCGTTCAGTTTTGAAGTAATCGTTTAAGTCGTTTGCTCTAATGTATCCTTGTGGAGTATTTATATACTCTTCTCCAAGACCTTTGTTTACCATATCTTCAACCTGATTTTCCATGTTAAGTATACCTTCTTGCATACCTCCACCACCTGCTGATTTACTATCAAAACCAACTAAACCTTGATCTGGGTCCATAAATAAATTAGAGTCTACATTAGGGTTATAGTCGTGATGTCCACCCATAGCATTAAAAATACCACCAAAGAGACCTAAAGCACTACCTCCTAATCCTAAACCAGCAGCAGATAAAACAGGCATCATACTTGTTGCAGCTTTACGACCGTTTATAAAAAAAGGGCTATCTCCCCTAGCTTGTCCTATGGCATCTATAGCTTGCATATTTCTACCCATACCACCAAAACTCAAAGGGTTTCCTATCATTTGTTCCAGTGCGTTAGGAGATTGATAAGGACCATCAGAACTGCCAAAGCCAAGAATATTTCCTATATCAAAACCTGTTCCTGAAGATACTTTGTTAGCATCTGATTTTTCTACTGAGTCACCAGCAAAGTTAAAAATAGACATAAAATCAGTTCCAATGTTGGAAAGTTCTTGTCCTAGTTGTTTAGGTGCTTCAGCTAATCGAGTAAAACCACGGGAAAACACATCACTATTTATTGAGGGACTAAAAGCACCGTTAGTTGATGCTATGTTACTAAAAGTAGAACTGTAGTCTTCCCCACCACCACCGTTATCAAGAGGTATTCTTCTTGGAGGTAATGGAGGTAACAAAGGTGCTACTGAAGATGAAGGAGGAACAACTAGATTAGGATCAGCTACTGCTCCTCTGTCAATAAGAAACCTTTGAAGGAATGGTGGGAGTAATCCTAACTCTTGAGATATTGCCATTATGTACCTTTCTTGTTACCAAATAAACCAGAATTGGCTAAAGAAGTTACTCCTGCTGAAAAAGGACTTACTCTGTTAGAAGCTGTTTGTGCTATACCTGAGGCTGCGTCTGCCCTAGCCCTTAAACCTGCTCCAGCGATTGCCCCTAAGTCACCACCAACACCCATTCCAATATCAGCTAATTCTGCTGGAATAGCCAGTAAACCAGTAGCAGTTCCTATATCACCTGATTCTCTACCAAGTAAACTATCAATAAGTTGTTGAGCCTGTGTAAACGATTGAGTACGTCTTTCGTTCTGTCCTCTTAGAATTGATTCTTCTAGAGTACCCATTTGTTCTCTACCACCTGTAGAACCTAATCGTCCTTGAGCAAGAAGCCTAGTCTCTAAATCTGTACGTAGCCTATCTTCATCTCTTTGAAAAAATGGTTGTTGTTGTTCGTAAAATACATCAGCAGCCCCAAATGGATCGGCAGCTAAGGGAAGAAGCTGTTCACCAAATAGACCACTTCTGCTTAAAGCACCTTGGTAAATATCTTGTAGTTCTGGAGATAAATTAAGAAGTGCTGTTTGACTATCAGTATCAAACTCTGCTGTTCCTCCGATACTTCCAACACCAAAAGGTTGACCAGCTTCTATGGTTCTATCTGCTGCTTGATTGATAGATGATGCTTGTTGTTCCGCTGCTCTTTGAATTGCTTTTTGTTGCTCTCTAGCACCTAAGAAAGAAAGACCTCCTCCTAACAATGCTGAACCTAAACCGTCAAAAAAACTTGCCATAATATTCCCTTTGCTTACCTATATTTTACCTTATTTTACCCTGTTTTGTCAAGAGTGTTGTATTGATTAAACTTGAGTGATGACCGTTAACTTCTACTACCATTTTAATTCTTATATTTTTACCTGTTCTAGCCAAAGGAACTTTATATTCCCTAGGACCTGCTATTGGAGCATACTTAGCTTTGCCGTATAAAGAAGAAGAACTTCCATATAAAAACGTTATTGCATCTGAAACTAAATTAAATGTTTTAGAATAAGTAGAGTCCTCTTCATAGTCCTTAGCTATTGTAATAGTTGCTGCACTATTTTGACCACCAGTTATTATCATTAAACCACTTTTAATTATTTTAGAAAATACTTGATCTCCAAGGTCTAACCAAGTACTTTGGAATTGCCAGTTATAATCACTTTTTACAGAACTATAGCAAACACCACCTTGAAAAGTATGTCCTGCTGTTTCACACGCACTTTCGTTTCCAAAAGAACTAGTTACATTACTAAGAACAACATCGTTATACCCAGTATACTCAGCTACAGAAGTAGACGTACCCATGTATAGCTTACCGTCTAATGTACTTACAGCCGTATAAGGGTTACTTGTAAATGTCCATGTTGTTATTCTAGGTACTGTTTTAACACCTCTAGAGAAATCAAAATAATAAGCAATATTACTACTAGGTATAAATGTAACAACAAAACCATCTGTTTGATGATAACAACTTTTAACCTGACTTAAGTCAGCAGTACTTATTATCCTACTCAAATCATTTCTTACTGCAATAGAAACAGTTTCTACAGGAGCTTTACCGTCTTGTTGAGTAAGACGAGATAAGGCAGTTAACCCTTCAAAACTTAAAAATAGTAACTCAGTTCCTACGTAAACAAGGTTATCTCTACCAGCTAAACCAGTTCCTATTATAATCTCGTCTAATGATATGCTTGTGGGTACTGAAGCATTTTTAAAAATAACAATGTTTTGTTTACCAAAAACTACTAACTTATCCTCTAACGCACCTAAGGCAATAATTTCGTCATTGCCCCAAACAGTTTTAAGATCAATAGAACCAGAAGCACCGCCATGTAATTTTTGACCAATTAAGTTATCTGAGTAAAACACAGTTCCTTTATCTTCAGTAACACCTCCATACCATATTCTACCAAACTCACCTAAAGCACATGAGGGATCAAAAGTAGTAATACCGTTAGGTGCTTGATAACTTCCTAAGTCATCTATGTCTGTCCAAGCAGAACCACTATAGTTAATAGGCATGTGTCCTGACTGTATTCCCCAAAACTGATCATTAAAATTAACCCACTGCCAATTAGAATCAGTTATGGTCTGAGGTGATCCTGCAAAACTTTGTGTCGTAAGTCCGTGAGGTGTTGTAGATGTATCTAGTTTTACTATAGTAGCTCCAGAACCCCCGTAGTATTCTCTAGTACGGTCTGCTTTAACAAACTCACCTAAAGACTTTACAGGAGAAGCTAGTATTTTGCCTACTTGTTTAGAACCTTTTCTTGGCCCCATTCGACCCTCAAGGTCATAGACAACATTATTTGCTTCTGTAAGCCACTGTGGTCCTAATGTAGAGTCTTCTGCCTGAGTGTTTAACCCTGCATCTCCTAACCCTTTTAGGACTACTGGTCTAGTTGGTTTAACTGGCATACCAAGTTATCTCATCTACTGTTCTAGATTGATCTTGAGCAATCGAATCTGATAATGCATCTGCAAATCTACTTACTGCAACATCTGTAGCAGTTCCACCGTCTTCACCTCTTTCAGCCAAAGCTAAAGAATACGTACCCAACACAATTAAATTTTCAGGTACTTTTATTGTATCTGTTGCCAGAGTTCTATCTGATTCTGGTTGAACAGCGTGAACTTTAATGGTGTATGTTGCAGCCGGAATAGGCCAAAAAGAAATATCGTTATCGTTTAATCTAAAATAAGAAGGTACTCCTGTTTGAGTAGTTCCTATAAGACTAAGGTTATAAAAATCTGAATCACTTATTTGAGTAAGCTGTGCATCATTAGTTGTATCAATAACTTGTAGAACTCTAGACCTGTTATTTAAATTAGACATATTATAAGTTTCTGTAGAAGCTGAGGTAGTAACTGTTTCTAATGTCCTTAAAATACCCCAGTTCCAAGCATCCTCTACTAAGTCTTTAGTTTCGTTTACTAATTCTCCAATAAGTTTTTGATAATCATCCACACTAGAAGCTGATGTTAAAACTCCTGTCCAATCAGTATCTATAGTGTCCTCTCGTAATCTTCTTAATACCTTATCAATTACTGTTCTATAACTCATTTAGTCATCCTCGCTTAAGAATAATTCTCGTTCTGCTTCTCTTCTTCTTAGAAGACCAGCTATAACTCTTTTTCTAGCGTACTTCCATTTTAGAAACTCATCAGCACAACCTTGGTAATTTTCACGGTTAAGCTTCATTCTTGCTGTAGATCGTTGGAAAGCTCCTGTGCCTACATTGTATGAGAAGCTACACAAAGCTCCATATTGGTTTTCCGTTAAAGGTACGTTAACTAAACGTGCTACTCTGTCTTCAGTGGACTTAAGATGATTCTCCATTAACACAGTAGCTTCTTCTTTTGTAA